AGTAAATGTAGAAGAATTACTAAACGCACCTGTTCCGTTTCCGTAAGGAATGTAGTTTGTTGTTAAAGATGTAAGTCCTGTACCGCCGTTTGCTGGCGGCAAAGTTCCAGTTACACCAGTTGAAAGCGGAAGTCCTGTGGCATTGGTTAAAACTCCAGATGCTGGAGTACCCAAAGCTGGGGTAACAAGGGTAGGGCTTGTCGCAAGAACAACGCTACCAGACCCAGTAGAGCTAGTTAAAGTTGGAGCCTGGGGCGCAGATCCTGTACCAGTAGATGTATAAAACTGTGGAGTTGTACTTGTATTACCAGCTAAGAATGTTGTTGTGCTACTACCAGATTGGTATGGAACAGATCCATTTGCACCACCAGTTAAGTTTGCAATGTTGGAGCTAGATGTAATCTTTACAAAATCACTTGCTACGCTACTCCAAAATACCAAAGCTTTTTCGCCGTTGGCTATGGTTACACCAGTGGTCGGGCCTGTTGTGCCGCGAATGGTAATGCTATATCCACCAGTTGTACTATTGTTAACAACGTACATCTTGGATGAATTGGGAGCATTGATATTCCTGTTTGCCGTCCGTGATCCAGTGCACAAGAGCTGCATATACTGTGCAGTCGTTGAGTTGGGAGAGGCAACGATATTAGATCCTGAACTACTACCGTTAGTAACGGTAAGTGTAATATCTGAATCTTGAGTAATATTGTTTGTACCGGCAACAGTAATATCTATATACTGCGTAATGCCAAGAGATACATCGTCTCCCCATGTTCCAGATTCAGTTCCTGTAACTGGAAGAGCTAGTCCTAATAGTGTTGTGTAATTGATCGTCATCTCATTTCCTATTGAGTAGGTACTATCGTCCAGTTTGGAGATTCATCATTACCTACATTTTGCCACGAAGGAGTCTGGTTGTCATTAACTAAACTCCAATAACTAAGATTCAATGTGCCAACCGATCCAGTAGCTGAAACCCCAGAAAGCTGAGCATTTCTTGTGCCCAGGCTTACCGATCCAGGAGCGCCTTTTCCCCCCACCCCACTCAATGCAACACTGATGTTTGGAGATACGGTTCCAGTTAATCCACTGGCTACAACCGCACCCAAAGCAACACCAACTGCACCTACAGATCCAGAAGCTCCAACCCCGGTTAAAGATATGGAAATACCGTTGTACAACGTACCAGCATTTCCGGCAGCGGGTACACCGGTGATTGAGGAAGCTCCAAATCCCCATGTACCAGTACCCCAGGTATTACTGCCCCATCCGGCCATGATCTACCTTTAGGTTGTAGACAATCTCAAAAGAGCTGAGCTTGTTGAATTGCTAGGCATTGTCAAAGTAAATGTTCCGGCGGTAATAGTTTGAGCACCAAACGTATGTACGCTAACCGAAGCATTTGATTGGCTTGAGTTATAAATCAATACGGTATCAAAAGCCGTTGTCAATGTAACGCCTGAGTAAACCAAGTTTGCAGATGGTGTCCAATACGCCACTCCCGCCGTTGAGGACGAGTTGGTTGCAGTCGGAGCCGTTGCATTTGTAACCGTGATACCACCCGCCGTATAGCCCGTTCCGCTTACCTCATTGGTTGCAGAATAAGCAGTTGTCGCGGCGTTGACTGTAGCAGTCGTTACATACAAAGCAGCTTTGAATGTATCTACCGTATTGGCAGAACGAGCTACGTTTGTTGAATTAAAGTTGTGTCCAGCAGACAATAACTGTCCCAAAAACGATGTGCACATTGATTGCGTATTGCTCAAGATATTCTCCTTATGCCATTGATGCGGCTATTAAATCCATAAAAGGGCTGGTCTTAAGCGTTACATGAGCAGAACGGTGAACCAATTCATCTTCGTAATAATACTCAACCCAAGTAGTTGTTTCAATATCATTGTCGATAGAACCCTCTTTCTTCACAAGAAGAGAATCGTCCATATCGCCTTTTGTTGTTGTGATAATCATTAAGAACTCCTGATTAAAGCTGTTGACGAAGTGTTGGTCGGCATAGTTACTGTAAACGTATTGGAGCAGCTTTTGTTCGATCCAAAATCAATAATACAAATAGATGCATTACTTGCCGTTGCATCGTATACCAAAGCACACCTGGCCGTAAAAGCCGCTGGACTCCAGACCACATTGTTCCAGTTAATGTAAGCAATGCTATTGACGGAATCGTAGTTAAACGTAATTCCTGTCATCAGCTTTCCGCCGGCAACATACCCAGTACCAGTGATCTCATTGGTCGAGGAATAAGCCGTAGTGGATAGATTTAAATTTGCGTTACCGTTATACAAGGCCATGTAAATGGAATCGGTAGACAAGTTAAATACCCCGCCCGTGTAGAGCTGGTATTTAAAGCTTGTCGTTTGACCTTGGACTATGTTACTCATGGTACTGGTTGAATCCTAGTTTGACCTGAGCGGTATGCATCTTGACGATCCAAACCATCTCCAAGGCGTTTCGCAATCGCTAAAGCTTCCTTGTATTTGTTGTCGTAGAAAGCAATAAGCTTTTCATCACCCTTTTGGTAGGTATAAGCTTCAACTAAACAACCATACAAAAGTACTGAATCAAAATTATTGCCAAGCCAGGATTGTCCTGTTGCGCTTGTAATTGTTAATACGGGTACGGCAAATCCAGAACCCGATCCGCCCAAATAGGTGTTAGCTACAGTCAAAGAATCACCAACTACATATCCGGTTCCACCAGATGTCAAAGTAACGGAAGTAACTATGCCGCCCGCAACAACAACTGTGCCGTAAGCATAAGTGCCAGTACCGCCACTAAAAGGTACGTTGTAATATGTTCCAGAGACATATCCAGTTCCTCCACTAGATATATTACCAAGTAAAGTAATTTGAGCCTGAATAATACTATCTGGATAATAAAAGTAATGCAGCTCAGTTGAATAAGCTTGATCAGGAGTCGGGCCGAGCATAAAGCTAAGATACAAAGGAGCTGAGCTTTGCGGGCCAAATAATGCATAGTGTCTTGGCTTATTTTGATAGCTAGATGTAGGATAGCACTCACGAATAAAGTTAACATCTTTATTAAGCAAGTACAAATAATCCGTCTGGAAAACTATTATCCCAGATACAGCGCCAATATTATTCTGAGATAAAGTAATCGTAGTGCCGCTCACGCTAAGCACCGTACATTGATTACCAATGTTTGTACCACTAACATTTTGTCCGGCGAAGATGCCAGTACTAGATGTAACAGTAATTGTATTTGTGCTAACCGTTCCCGTGCCAGTGGTGCTAAAACTTGAAAACACTGCCAATGAATAAGGAGCTAGAAAATCATTGGGGCAAGCCAAGTATGAATTACCAGCAGTCATAACGCCCGTCACGTTCTTACGCAAAGAAGGAAACAAAATAGAGTTGAAAACCCTTTGCTCCGTCTGCGTAATAAACGTATTCATGTCAACCGTAGGGAATGTGTACTCCAAATACGAGTTGACTTCGTTGACGAGCTGACTATAGTTCATGCAAGCGGGCCTCTAGCTATTTTGCCACGCTCAGCTGCACCATTACCTCTTGTTACTTCGCCTTCAGACTTTACTTCATGGAAGTTTCCAATTGAAACTGTTCCGTTCAAAGGAGTCCAATTCTTGCGAGTAGGCATCTTTACTTCCAGGCCAATGTGATCAGGAAGAGTGCTATCAGAGTCAATGCTTCTAGCAGTCACTGGCTTATTGCTCATTGTATGAGGCTTCTCATACTCAGATGCATATCCATTGTATTTGCCTTTGGCTTTTACAATCTTTGGACTATCATTCTTGTCAAATTTGACTTTCTTTTCTGTAGCCATATTAGCCTCCTCGCTGATAACCAGCTCTTGCTAGGTTACGTCCTTCGGCTTTCATGCTGTCTTGGTTAACACCAGCTAATCCGCCTTTGGCGTACTTCTTAATCTTGCCACCCTTTTTGAGTTTGCTCAGATCAGTTTTCTCACCTTTGTGCTCTTGTTTATCGTGCATACTAAAAGCTTTTTTGATCAGCTTTTTGTCTTCTTTAATATCGTCATGCTTAGCCATAATAGCTCCTTTATGTACTAGAAATTGTAACTGTACCGACCGATGTTGTGGTAACTAAATTGTTGGGCGTGAGCAATGGAGGATTGAACTGACCATAGAACTCTTGCGCCCCACCAATAGGGTTCCACCCCCACTGTGTATCCCTTGATCCACCACTTGGGAATCCCAAAGAATCAAGACCAGATGCCACATAACTTAGATCTTTTCTCGGTTGTCTAACCGCCTGTGGATCGTCAACCGGGAACATACCCAGTTGTAGTTGTGGTTGATCTGGATCCCAACACTCTGGACAAACTTTCAACTGATAGAGCTTGGTTTTAATAACCTCCATCTTAAGCTGGCTAAGCTTGTACCGCTGTCCGCATCTGTCGCATTCAGCAATCGAATGTTTACCCGATGCAAACCTGTTACCCATTACGGACTACCTGATCCAATAAACTGTTGTCTTGGGACAAAACGAATAGCTGCTTTTTCCCTGTCCTCGCCAGCGGCAATGTCAAACTGCTCGTCATAAGCTTGCTTTAACATCTGTACTCGCTGTACTAATTCTGGGACTTTCATAGCTATGTGGTAGGCTAACCCAGCAGCCACGGCCGGCAAAAACCTGAAATTCATATCTTGGACATTCGGCCCTGCGCCCGCATCCTGTACACGCCGTAAGCGCCAGTAAGCAAAGACATAAGGCGTAGATGAGTCTGGTGTTGGCCATACAGTTATTGCCGGTAGTTTAGGAACATATACCGCTGCACCCAGTGCATAAGACTGAGCGGTGGTGTTGTTCTGTGCCCTAAAGCAATTCTGTAATGTGTTACCTGAGATATACGAATAATAAATAATCTCACCGCTTGTAGATCCAAGCTGGATATAGCCGTTTGCTGCCAATCCTACGGTGCTAGAAAGCGTTATTACTGTGTCTGTAGATGCTACTGCTGCGGCGGCTTGTATCGCTGTTGTAGCCGTCTCGCCAGACATTCTTTGAACCCAAACCTGGATAGGTCTGGATTGACTTAATTTGTTTGGAATAGTCGCATAGGTAGAAACACTGATACGAGTGATTGTTAAATCAGATTGATTAGAGGTGCTATTGGCGTTGGTGCGGATCACATGATCCAACAAATCAATCGTATCAACGGGCAAAGGATAAGTGTTTAGACCTGGGGTAAGAGTAATCGTACCCTGGTCTATTGTCCACATATTGATGCCACGATTTTGCCACTCGATGGTCATCAGGTTCATTGATCTGCGAGCAGTACGCAAATCATAGCCGGAACGCATTTCACGACCAGCCCTCTCCCAAGCCTCCTCTGCTATTTCAGCGAAGTCAAGGTCAAAGCTGGTCGTTCCAGTGGTAGTACCGGA